GCTTGAGGAGGGTGGCTGCGTTGTTGATGTGAGCCGAGTCTAGAAGAGCCCGAAGAGAACCGGTAAGAGCAGCAGACAGTCCGCCAATAAGATGAGGAAGGCCGATAGCGTAAGCACCACGCCAAGGAATGAACTTGTACTCAACGATCCAATCCAGCTTGGCCATCGTGTCATCGCCTTCCTCCCAGTTGCGATACAGTCCAATCGCCTCTGAACTGTAGTCATCAATCATCAGAATGTACGGAGCCGACTCCCCCTTCGTATACTCATCACCCTTGATCTCGAGCCATGTATATACGTGGTAGATACGGCGCATCCCGTCTTCATTCTCGCCCTGGTTACGCCCCTCAATACGGTCGGTAGCCTTCTGCGATTTGGTCTCGTCTAACGTCATAGCCGAGCTAACCCAGCTAACGTCTTTGTATAACCCTGAAGAGACGCGCCGCTCAAACTCGTACTGGGTAATGTCGTGGACTTCCGTTACTCGCTGGGCAGTATAGAAGTTGACCGCGGCAAACGGCAGCAGTACGTTGTCAATTGGCAGGAACTCCGCACAAGGCCGGCGCTTCTTCTCGTCGTACCAGAGTTTCATGTACTGCGAGCCACCCAAAGGCAACTGCGTCATCAACTGCTCTTGCTCGTCCCTGAACTCTTCAATCTGCTGCGTTAGCTGCCAGTTCATGAAGTCGCGCTTACGCTCGGCCATCGCCATCTTGTTCTCGTCAACATCGCCGATGATGTTTGTACGAACCGGACCGTCTGGCGGAAACAACTCCTTGATCGCTCGAGAGGCAAAGTCAATACAGGCCTCAGCCATAATCGGATGAACGACCTTGCTGGCACCGCTGAAGTTGGCTCCGCCTGGTGCATCGTTACCTAGACCCGTGCGGCGGATACCCTCCTCGTACTGTTCATCGCGCTTCTGACGTGCTCGCCTGTCTTTCTCAACCAGTTCGATGTAACGTAGCGCTAGACCGCCAAAGTCCTCGTCCATCTCAAGATCGAGATCGTCAGCCAGGTTGCGATAGAAGTCCTCGTTCTCCATCGGACCTTCTGTCTTGGTCGTGATGATCGCCCCACCATTGGGCAACTCCTCAATGTCAGAGTCCGCGAATAGGTTAGATACGTCTTCAGGCGGCTGATCTTGGGCAGGATCGGGCTGGCCATCAACGAAGCGATCAGCCTCGGCATCAACTGGGAACTGGGTTGGCATTTGTCTGTACCTTTGCTACGATAGGCGTCAATTGGAAAAAGGATTCAAAAGTGGAACCTGAAGTCATCATCATCACCGGTAACAAAATGCTGCGCGTCCCTTACCCGATTTGGTCAGCATTCCTGCAGGCCGCGGCGCTCATGATCGACACCGGGGATATGTACCCCCACCTTAAGCAGGACCTGGGCAAGCCGGTGCTCGATCAAGTCAAAGAAGTTAAATACGCTTTGGACGATCACATTTCATCGCCTCTTTGATCCCTCATAGCCGCGGCCAAAGCGCCAGCAGTCAAACCAGTTCCAGCGACGCCATAAAGCGGATGGGTACGGCGGACTAGACTGTCTCTGACCACTTCCTCTGGCGTCTTCCCTGTGACTCTGGCAGTGCGCTCAATAGCCTCGTTGACGTGCTGGATCATAGGCTTGCCCTTTGTGCCCTTGAGGCCAGCCCAAGTTATATCTTGAAAGTTCGCCGGCTCAACGCCTTCTTTCCTGGCTAAGTCATGAACGACACCTTCAATTATTCCGTATGAATCACCTGGAGGCGCTTTATATCGGGGGTCGAACGCGGTCATCATCTGCTCATCAATTGTTGCGCGATCACGATGACCGAGGAAGTTTCCGGAGAAATCAAACCGCTTGGGAGTTTCTGTAGCCGAGAGCCCTACGCCTTGATTGATCGCTTTGTCGTACATAGCCATATTGCCGGAAGCGAATCGACCGCCTATCGGGTACGGAAACTCATAAGCCGCCTTGGGTTGCGGTATCCCCTGTTGGCGCAGGAAGTTGCCGTAATAACCCATCAACAGATTGGCCGTTGGATCGGCGCCTCCGGTTGTTGCGGCCATTGAATCAGCAAAGGCCTCTTTGAACAGATTCCTGCCTTTCTTTGGTCCATACTCTTTAATGAACTCAGCCTCAAGTTGACCCATCGCGTACCAGTCTTTGGTTAGCGCGTCTTCTGATCCTTTTTTAAAGGCATCCGTTAATCTTTTACGAATTTCGGGAGTGTCAAAGGTTTTTTTCCATTTGTCAATTGTCGGTTGCGTTTTAGGAATAGCATCCGTAACCGTGCGCCCCTGTAATGGGTATTGACTTGCATCAGCGTAATACCGTTGCCCAACGTCAAAATAGGGGGAGTATCGCCCTGCATCAATGTCCTTCTGCGCCGCCTTTCTAGCCTTGCCCACAGCCAGCGCCTCATCGGATAGTTGCTTTTCTAAGAACTCCTTGCCAGTTGTTTTATCAACAGCCGGCAAAGGAGGTGCTAAGTCAGGATATTGCATGGCAATCTTTGCCTGGTCATATCCCAAGCCACCTTTAACCGCCTTAGCGAGCCCTGGCGCAACCTTAACCGCTCCGGCGGCACCCGGCAGAACCCCAAGCACCGCGGCACCATAGTTGCGGGCAGCGTCACCGTACCTTCCAGACTCAAGGTCGTAGTTGCCCTGCCTGATGTCTCGCCCACCCTCCTCGAGCCCCTTAGCGGAGCCCAGGAACGGCACGAAGTCAACTGCACCCATACCGCCAGGGATACCGCTATCGGCTCCACCAAACGCCGTCATAGAGAGCCTGCGAGCCCGCTCTCGACTGGTGATCTTGGCCAGTTGCTCCTCAAGGAAAGCCTGCGCCATCTCCGCTCGAGTTAGATCACGGCTGCTGGCTTCGGGTTGAACACCTCGGAGCAAACGTTCCATCGTAGGATAATTAGCTGGCATATATCACCTATGCGGCATAAGGGTTGACGCGCTTCTTTCCCGCGCTCGAGTCTGCATAATCGTCATCGTCGTAATCTTCACGTGGGAGTGGATCAATTGAAATCCACCCAGAATCTCGAAGGAATCTCAACCCTTGGCTAGTCGCGTCGACGAAATCATCATGGGTTGTATCAGGGAACGCACACAACTGGCTGACCATACCCTCTGCCCAATCTCGGACGTATCCCTTCCTGGTGCTACTTTCGGGTATCCATACCCTGCCGCGGGCGATGATACTACTCACAATGTTGAGCCTTTGCATTTTGTCTGCGCGGCCGGGGTTATATGAGCGAACGGGAAGGTGAGCCCTTTGAAGGTCTTGAATGAGGCTGATACCGGCTGACTTATCTTCAACCAGAATAAGATCCACCCTTTTACGATCTTTCCCCTCGCCGTACACATTGTCGTACTCCTCAATTACCTTGGGGCGCAAATCGGGGTATTGTAATCTATCCTGCCAGCAATCAATGACCATCACGGCCATCGGATCATCAGTTGGCTTAAATACCCCAAACGTTATGCATGCAGTCGGATCATTCTTTGTCTTTTCTGTATAAGCGCAATCGTAACTCTGAATAATATATTCAAACTTAGGGAATGGCTTATCAGTCGGCCATAACTTAAACATATCCCTTTTAACAATGCCGCTTTCTTCAGGATCAATAATCTCTGCATAAATCTCTTGCCGACCTAATTTAGTCCCTTCATATTGCAATATCTGCTTTTGAAAGTTTTGCGATAGATTGGCTAAGTTGGTGTACGTCGATGCCGTAGTGACAACAACATCCTCACCGTCCCTGCCAATCAACTCAACAATCAGATCTTTAGGCCGCGGCGTTGTTGTGCAGATCATGATCGTTCGCTTACCCAAACGCAAGCCAAACTGAATTTGATCCCAAGCCTCTTGCAAATAATCCCAGGCGGCAAGCTCGTCAGCCCAAGCATAGTGAAACTGTGGGCCGCGGAAGCGCTCTGGTTCTGACGCTGGAATTCCTTTGATAAGACTGCCGTTGACGAGTTTGATCTCGTGCAGGCTCTTGTTGTAGTCTGCTATCAGGATCGACGGGATTACGCTCAGGAGGCCGCTATCACCCTCGAAGCATGTCCCCCTTACGTCAGAGGATGTTGGAGCGGCAACAAGCGCTCGAGTACCAGGGTTAGACCATGCAAGCCAGCCAATCTGCTCCGCGGCCAGTCTCGTTTTTCCGGCTCCTCGGCCTGCACACAGTAACCAGATGCTCCACCAGTCCCCTGGAGGAATTATCTGATGGTCATGGGCCTGGGTAAGCCACTTCATTCGCCAGAAGAATGCGGCTCTATCAACGTCAGAGAGTGCTGCAGCCTGAGCCTGTACTTTAGGATCAGAGAGCGCCTGAATCAGCGCATCATCATTCATTGGCCTTGAGTTGACGTCGTGTCTCGAGGTTAGTAATCAGTTCATTAAACACAGTAGTATCAACCTTAATTGGGCCACCGTTCTCACCAGTTAGCTCAATCTGGGAGCGATCACTCCATCCTGCACGGGACTTTAGCCAGAATATTGCCGCGGTCAC